AGCTTCCTCCATCAGTCGCCAGGCCTTTCTGTTGAGGTCTGGTAGCTGAGGTGTCATGTTTGCCAGGCTGAAGGTTTCTAATTGCTCCTGAGCTGTTCCTGCATCGCCTGCTGCAGTCATGTGGCCCATATCGTAGCCTGACTTTGCATAGTCCTTCAGCCTGGCAAACATGACACCTCAGCTACCAGACCTCAACAGAAAGGCCTGGCGACTGATGGAGGAAGCTGTGCGCAAACAGGTGCTGGCAGAAGGTGATGCCTGGGTGGTTACCGGAATGATTCCCGGCGATAAGACGATCGGAAACGGCGTAAACGTGCCGAGCGTTATCTGGAAGGCAGTTAAAGCCAAATCAGGTGAGGCTGTCTATGTCGGCGACAACACAACCGGCACCGTAACCAAAATGACCTCGGCCGAGTTCGCACTTAAATACGGCATAAAGCCGTTTAGCGAGTAACCATATGAATACATACAGCATCGAAGTCAAAGTTCCAGGTCGCGAGCGACTGGAGCAAATCGCAGAGCAGGTATTAGAAAAATACTATGGCGAAAAAATTACCGATGAAAGTCGAGAAAGGTGGCAATCCGAAGTAAGGGAAGCCTACACAAAAGAAATCACATTGCTGTTTAAACCAAAGTAATGCGTCCATTACAAGGCTCATTTGCGAGTGAGCCTGATAACGGATACTTGCTCGACCCTAGCCGGTGAGTGGGGATATAACCCCGGCAGCCATAGTGTGTGATACCTCCTGCGTCTCCTTATGCGCAAAAACATCGCATGGCTATGGCGGACACCTGGAGAGACAGGGTGCATTACAGAGCTTTCTATCGTGAAGGCTCGATAATGCAGTGAAGAGGATGCATATGCCCACGGGCAGAATAAAGACTGAACAGAGGAATATGCTGAAATGGCGCTTTCAAATATTAAAGATTCCGTTAACCTTTTCATTACTGATTATCTGAATAGCCAAGTAGGGAAGGTGAAAGGCCCTGAGCGTCTTGTAGGGGAGGTTTCAGGGAAGATTGAGGTGGAGAGTGGATTCCTGCTCTATCGGCCATACGATCATAACGGCTTCGAGACATACGCAGGAATTAACCTGAGCGATGTGCATAGCTTCAGGGTTGAAACAATAAAAGACGAATAAGGTAACAACATGGCAAAGCTCACCGACAAACAAGAGCTGTTTGCCCGTGAGTTCATAGTTGATCTCAACGCCACCCAGGCAGCCATAAGGGCGGGCTACAGCGAGAAGTCATCACGCAATCAGGGCGCGAGGATGATGGCAAATGATGACATTTTAGACCGCATTGCTGAGCTTAAAGCCGAGCGCAATGAGCAAGTAGGTGTAGACGCTGCTTACGTATTGCGACGCCTCACTGAAATCGACCAGATGGATGTGCTCGACATCCTGCTTGCCAATGGCGAGCTGAAGCCGATTAAAGACTGGCCCAAGGTGTGGCGTACAACGCTGTCAGGCATGGATGTTGTCGAGATGGCATCTGCAGATAGCGCCGCTCTACTGAAGAAAATCAAATGGCCTGACAAGGTGAAAAACCTTGAGCTTCTCGGCAAACATGTAGATGTGCAGGCATTCAAAGAACAAACGAAGGTAGAGCACGGCTTCGAAGAGGAAGTCTCTGACCTGATGAAAGCTTTATCAGCAGGAGCATCCCATGTCGCTTCAATCCGAAATACTGGAGATGCTGAGTGACAAACTCCGTCGGCTAAATACGCTTTACTGGATCACCGACAAGAACGGCAAATCAGTACGCTTTCAGATGACGCGAGAGCAACTCGAATATTACGAGGGAATGCATACCCGCAACATTATTCTTAAGGCTCGCCAGTTGGGTTTCACGACTGAGGTTTGCATCATTCAGCTTGATGCAGCCATCTTTGAGTCTGCCAGATGTGCTCTCATTGCCCACACGCTTAACGACGCAAAGCGCCTGTTTCGTGAGAAGGTGAAATACGCTTACGACCGGTTGCCTGACTTCTTGAAGCGCTGTAACCCGGCGAGCAATGACTCCGCGAGTGAGCTTGTGTTTCAGAATGGCGGATCGCTTTACATCAGTACGTCATTTCGAGGCGGTACACTTCGCTATTTGCACGTGTCGGAATTCGGGAAGATATGCGCCAAGCATCCTGAAAAGGCGCGAGAAATCGTTACAGGTGCTTTTGAGGCCGTCTCTACAGATTGCTTTACCACGATAGAGAGCACGGCAGAGGGGCGGGCAGGTTACTTCTATGAATATTGCCAGGCAGCAGAGAAAGCGCAGTTACAGGGTAAAAAGCTTTCAAATCTCGACTGGAAGTTTTTCTTCTTCTCCTGGTGGAAGAATCCGGAATACGCCATTGACCCTGTTGAGCCTCTATCGCAGCGCCTGACTGATTATTTCAATGGCATCGAGCAAAAGCTTTGCATCTCCATCAACGAGCGCCAGCGGGCCTGGTATTACGCCAAAGAGAAGACGCTTGGCGATGATATGAAGCGCGAATACCCATCGACGCCGGAAGAAGCATTCCAGCAATCAGTCGAAGGCGCTTATTACGCCAAGCAGTTCCACTGGCTGTACACGCAAAAACGTATTGGTGTCATTCCAGACAATCCTCACCTCCCCGTGCATACGTTCTGGGATATCGGTGTGGGTGACTCCACGGCGATCTGGTTTGTTCGAGAGGTCGGCAGCGAGTTTCATGTCATCGACTACTACGAAAACAGCGGCGAAGGCCTGCGTCACTACATGAAAATCCTGAAAGATAAGGGATACACATATGGTGAGCATTGGGGCCCGCACGATATCGAAAACCGTGAGTTTGGCAGTGACGCTAAATCCCGCAAGGAGTTAGCCAAAGAAGGCTACGAAATCGACGGTCAGCGCTACAGCATCAAGTTCAACGTTGTGCCTCGTGAATCGGTCGATACCGGCATAGAAGCGGTGCGTGAAATCCTGCCGATGTGTGTTTTCGATGAGGCTAAATGCGAAGAAGGCATTAACGCTCTCGAGGGATACCGCAAGGAATGGGATGAGAAGCGAGGATGCTGGAAAGATAAGCCACTTCATGACTGGACATCGCACGGTTCTGACGGTTTCCGCTACTTCGCTGTGGTCAAAAACAATAAGCGGACATTCAAAACGAAAATGCGTCATTTTTCTGCATAACTGGAATTAACTATGACCGATTCTGTAAGAGTGCGATCAGCAAAAGTCGAGGCTATTGCAGAATGCTGGCCTATGATTACCGCTTTGCTGGGCGGCACGGAAGAGATGCGAGAGGCCGGGAAAACATATCTCCCGCAATGGCCTAACGAAGACGATAATTTCTACAAACGCCGCCTGGCGGTAGCAACGTTACTCCCTGCATTCTCCCGCACTGTTGAAGTTCTGAGTGGCAAACCATTCTCCCGACCAGTTACTTGGGCTGATGATGTGCCTGCTCGCATCGTTGAGCTGTTCGACGATATCGATATGCAGGGAACAAACCTTCACTCATTCCTGGCTGGAGTGCTGGAAGGGGCGATGGGGTTCGGAATTAACATCGTCCTGATTGATTACCCACCGACTAATGGCGAAATGACGGTTGCGCAAACAAAGGCATCAGGCGTTCGTCCGTACTGGGTATCAATCGGCGCAAACAGCCTGCTTGACTGGCGCTCTGAGCGCATTAACGGGCGCGAACTGTTAACGCACCTTCGCTTTGTTGAATGCGTGACCGAGCAGGACCCTCAGGATGAGTTTGCCGAGGTGCATGTTGAGCAGGTTCGCGTTCTGGACTCCGGAAGATGGCGCGTATACCGCGAGAAGCAAAATCAGAACGGGCAGATGGAATGGGCGCTGCACGATGAAGGCACTACCACCCTGAATTACGTTCCTGCCGTGCCTGTGTACGGCAAAAAGCTCGGCTTCATGTGCTCAAAACCACCTCTGACTGAGCTCGCCTATCTCAATGTAGAGCACTGGCAGTCAAAGAGTGACCAGCAGACCATTCTTCACGTTGCTCGCGTGCCGATTCTGTTCGGTAAGGGCTTCGACCCTGACGAAGATATTACGGTAGGCGCTTCGACGGCTGTTATCTCAGAGAAAGACCAGGCTGACCTCAAATATGTAGAGCACTCAGGGAAAGCTATCGAGTCCGGCAGTAAAGACCTTGAGCGCCTTGAAGACCTGATGCGTCAGATTGGTGCTGAGCTTCTCGTCATTAAGCCTGGAAGAATTACAGTAGCTCAGACAAGAGCAGAAGATGAAGCCGGTACATGCGCTCTACAACGCATTGTGCAGGACTTTGAAGATGCAGCAGACCAGATGCTTCAGGTTACCGCTGAGTGGCTTGGAGAGAAGGCTGGCGGCTCTCTGACCATCTATAACGACTTCGGCGCTGCTTCACTAGCTGAGGCCACTGCGCAACTTCTCCTCGATGCGAATATCGCTGACGTCATCTCTAACGAGACGCTGTTTAGCGAGCTACAGCGGCGTGGACTGGTGAAAGACAACATTACCTGGGATGAAGAGGCAAAACGCATTGCGTCGCAGCCTCAGCGCTCAGAAAGCACGAAAACAAACCTCAACGCGTAAGCGTTAACCACGAATACGAGCCCGGCTAATCACCGGGCTTTTTTTATTGCCGAAATCTGCGGATGCAGAGCGGCGCACCGGGCCGGATGGCTCACAGCAAGGTTGGATGACCATAAATGAAACTGAAACTCGATGAGAACGGCCACGTAGTAGTCTCTGATGGCAAGCCTGTGTACATCAACGATGAAGGTAAAGAGATCGCCTTTGACGTTGCAGGTACTGTAGCAACTATTTCTCGCCTGAACGGTGAAGCAAAATCACACCGAGAGCGTGCAGAAACAGCGGAGGGAGCACTGAAAGCATTTGAAGGCATTCAGGACCCTAAAGCGGCATTGCAGGCACTGGAAACCATCAAAAATCTCGACGCTAAAAAACTGGTGGATGCCGGTGAAGTCGACAAAGTCCGTTCAGAAGCCATTAAGGCGATCGAAGAGAAGTACGCACCTGTCGTTCAGGAGCGTGACTCACTTCAGGCTGCTCTGGTGAATGAAAAGGTTGGCGGCAGTTTCCTGCGCTCTCCGTTCATTACCGAAAAAATGGCAATTCCTGCCGACATGGTTCAGGCACGCTTCGGTGACGCTTTCAAACTAGAAGGCGACCAGGTAGTTGCGTATGACAAGCAAGGCAACAAGCTTTTCAGTCGCAGCAACCCGGGTGAAGTGGCTGGATTTGACGAAGCGCTGGAAATCCTCATCGATAGCTACCCATACAAAGACCACATCCTTAAGGGCTCGAATGCTTCAGGCTCCGGCGCGAAAGGCGGTCAGGGTGGCGGCAATAACCAAACCTCAATTTCACGCGCGCAATTTGAAGCGCTACCGCCTGCCAAGCAGATGGAGCAAATCAAAGGCGGCGTAACCATTACCGATTAAGAAGGAAATTCATAAATGGCTAACACCCTGACCAGCCTTGTCCCCGACCTGTACGAATCACTGGACATCGTATCCCGTGAACTGGCAGGTTTTATCCCGTCCGTCACCCTGGACGCCACCGCTGAGCGTGCTGCTCTGAACCAGGCAATCCGTATCCCAATCACGCCAGCAGCGCCTGCTGAGGACGTGAGCCCTGGTCAGTTGCCACCAGATGATGGTGATCAGACCGTTGGTAACACTCCGTTCACCATCACCAAATCCCGTATGGTTCCATTCCGCTGGACTGGTGAAGAACAGAAAGGTATCAACACCGGTCCTGGCTATGCGAACATCCGCCGCGACCAGATCACCCAGGCAATGCGTACCCTGGTAAACGAAATCGAAGTTGACGTAGGCAAAACTGCTTATCTGGCTTCTCGCGCTACTGGTGTTGCTGGCACCACGCCGTTTGCTTCCACCCTCGGTGATACCGCGCAGGTGCGTAAAATCCTGTCAGATAACGGTGCGCCACTGAGCGATCTGCAATGCGTAATCGACACCACTGCCGGTGCAAACATCCGTACTCTGGCTCAGTTAACCAAAGCGAACGAAGCCGGCACTACCGCGCTGCGTGCTCAGGGTACTCTGCTGGAACTGCACGGCTTTGTGCTGCGTGAATCTGCTGGCGTAGCCCGTCACACTGCTGGTACCGGCGCAAGCTATGTAACCAACGGCGCTCTGGCAATCGGCGCTACCGTAATTCCTGTTCAGACTGGTTCCGGTACCATCATCGCAGGTGACGTGGTAACCATCGGCAACTACAAGTACGTCGTTACCTCTGCGCTGTCTGGCGGTAACCTGACCATTGGCGCTCCTGGCCTGCGCGAAGCAGTAAACAGCGGCTCTACCGTGACCCTGGCTGCTGCGTATACCGCTAACTTCGCGTTCAGCCGCTCCGCTATCGTACTGGCAACCCGTGCGCCAGCTCTGCCGGAAGAAGGCGATATGGCCGATGACCGCATGATGATTCAGGACCCGCGCACTGGCATGGCGTTCGAAGTCTCCATGTACAAACAGTACCGTCGCGTTCGCTATGAAATCGCTGCGGCATGGGGTGTGCAGAACATCAAACCGGCTCACAGCTGCATCCTTTTGGGTTAGGTGATAAATAAATACCCTTAGCGAGTGTTCTTGGGTAAATGCAAAGGGGCTTCGGCCCCTTGTTTCTTTCTGGAGTAATCATGGCAGGACTGACCAAAGAAGAGCGTGCAGCACGCGCTGCTGCAGCACAAAGCGATGAGCAGGAAATCGCATTCGTGATGATGAAGCGCGACCCTGACAAATATGACGCCCCGCATACCGCACAGGTTCACCCTGATGAAGTTGTGAATTACTACTCTGGCGGTTGGGTAGAAGACAAATAACAGGCGTGAGAGATGCTGACTGACCAGCAGAAGACGGACGTACGTCGTTACGCCGGATATCCAATGATTGGCAGCACTCCAACAGATGCCAGTCGTGACTTTGCTTATGGTTGGGTGTCTCCCGGTGTATGGGAGACACTTTACAGCCGCCTTAACAGCATGAGCGCCTCGGAAGAAAGCGTGCTTATCAACACCTATCTGAACAAGCTAGCAGTGCTCGAAACAGCCATTACAGATGCCAGTGACAACCTCGACACCGATATCGCGGCAATCTGGACGCACAACAAAAACGAGGTATCAGATCGGATGAACCTCTTCAACAAGTGGCGTCGCCAGATGTGCTCATTCATCGGCATTCCGCCGGGCCCATGGTTGGGTAAGGGTGGTTGTCAGGTCGTCAGGGGGTGATGCATGGATGGCGAGAAAATCCAGCTCAAGATGTACAAAGGGTACGCGAAGGCGGCTCGTGTAGTTGGAACCACCTACCAGCGTTTTCGCCCGACATCTGCTTCAAACCCTCTTGATGCAGGTAATGCGCTAACGCCACTGAAAATGACGCTCAATGCTTGTGACATGAAGTACAGCAAGCCGAACGTTTACGGAAAGGCAACCTGGTACGGGATTTTCGACGGCACTCAGGGACAGGTTGGTGATTATTTTGTTGGCATTGAGGGAACGCTGTTCGTTGCTGCTATGCAGCAGTTATTGCCAATTCTGATGGTGAGCTGTAATCGCACAATCACGATTTCCCGTCCTTCTATGGATACCGGACCTGGTGAGCTTGGCTATGGTGGCGACACGGCAGAAACAGAAGTTCCTCTGATGACTGGCTGGCCTTGCTCAATGCTTCAGGGAAGTAAGGGCGAAAAGAATGAAGTTGGCCTACCGGCTGACGCAAAAAACCCATGGTTTAACGTCCTGCTCCCATTCGTTGACGGCGTCTACCTGCGCACTGCTGACATAATCACCGACGAAATAGGCGGTCGATATAAGCTGACATCGGCAGAACAGACAGACCTGGGATGGCGACTGACAGCACAACAAGTGAGGCCGTGATATGGCTATCGATGAAAGAAAAGGTGTGAGGATTGTTTCAGACGGCACCCCAAGAGGCACCCATGTTTTCGACCGTGAAGGGGTGGAAATTACTGGCATTACTGGTATCGAGTGGTCAATAAAGAGTGGTTGCGGAGAATTGGGAGTCGCAACATTAACATTCCCTCTCGTTTCAGTAGATGTAACTGGCGATCTAAAAGATGGCTGACGTATACGGCATTCAAAACACCATGGTGTCGATTATTGCCGGGATTATGTACCCGAATGGCACATCAAACCCATCAGTAACCGGATTTGCAGCGTACATCTATGCTGGCTGGCCTCAGCCTGGGCGTCTGGAGCGAGATCTGAAGGCGGGTAAATGTCACATAAGCGTTTACCCGCTGACGACAGAAAAAAAGCTCACAGAATCTCTTGGCAGGCCGTGGCGCTCTATATCAAAAGGTGTATCAGGCATTACTGCTACGGTGACTGGGCAGCAAATCACGCTGGCTGGCACCGTAACAATACCGACAAACATCAACCTGTTTTGCGATAAGCAGCATCACACCTACGCGGTGCAGTCAGGCGATACGCTGGCAACCATAGCAACAGCTCTTGCGGTGCAGATATCAGGCGCATCGAGTTCAGGCGCGGTAATTACGCTACCGGCAACAGCCGCATTTGAGATTCGAATCGGATCAGAAGACGTGGTAGGTCGCATTCTTCGCCGTCAGGAAAAGGACTTTCAGGTTACGGTATGGGCAGGGTCTCCTGCAGTTCGTGCTGCTACAGCTCTTGCCGTAGACAATGGCCTTTCTGCGTTAACGTCACTGAATATGCCAGATGGCTCGCCTACGGTGCTCAGGTATAAGCGCTCAATGCCAAGTGACTCGGCTCAGTCATACCTGGTTTACCGTCATGACATGATTTTCTGCGCCGATTTCAGCTCGCTTCAGACCGCAACCGCAACCCAGATTGTCGCTCCGACGATGAACGTCAGCGATATGTCAGGAAACCTCATCAAAACCATTCCGGAGTAACAAAATGGCCGATAATGCCAAAGCTACCGCATCAGCCGACCTCGGTTATGAGCTGGTTGTGCGTCATGCATTCATGGATTACCAGATTGGTGATCGCATCTCGGACGCAGCCAAAATCCAGGAGATTTTAGCTGGAGAACTGGCCTGCTATGTCTACAAGGCAGCAAAAGCAGAGTAAACCATTCAGTCAACTAATAACCCGGCCAATGTGTCGGGTTTTTTATTTGGGGAACCAATATGCCCGTTTATCAAGTAGGTAGCTTGAACACTACCGCGCTGTCTGCTGCTGACCTCTATGTTGGCATCCAGGCACCAAAAACACGCTATATCAACGGCGTGCCAAGCGATGGCCTGGGTATTGTCGGCATTGCCTCGTGGGGTCCGGTAAACTCTCCGGTTCTCATCGGCTCCGACACAGACCAGGCTATCTACTTCGGCTCTCAGCAGGTTCGCAAATACGACCTTTGCACCGCTATCGCCATTTCACTCCAGATTGGCGCAACTAACCTGCGCTGCGTTCGCGTAACTGACGGTACTGACCTTGCAGCTGCGATTGCACTGAAAGACACCGCTGGCACGCCTGTGACTGGTATGACGCTGACGGCGAAATATACCGGCACAAAAGGCAACACCATCACTGCGCAGGTCGCCACTGGTACAGCAGTTAACAGCTACAAGCTGACCGTGTACTTCCCAGGCCAGACCCCTGAAGTGTTTGACAACATCACAGGGTCAGGCGCGACTCTGTGGGCAAACCTTGTCAGCGCGGTAAACAACGGCATTACTGCTGTACGTGGCGCAAGTCAGTATGTCCTGGCCTCTATCGGAACATCGACTGCGGTTCCTGATACGACCACTGTATGGACGCTGACTGGCGGTACTGATGGCAATACAACCATCACTGATGCTGTGCTTGTCGGCACAGACGGGACCAGCACTACCCGCAAAGGGATGTACTCGCTGCGTGGCTCTGGCGTGCAGGTGCTTAACCTGGTAGACGTTACCGATTCAACTCAGTGGCCTACTATCAATACCTACTGTCTGTCTGAAGGGGTATTTGGTATCGCCCAGGCAGCTGCAGGCGTTACCTATTCTTCCCTTGCCACCACTCTGAACTCATCAGGTGTCGATTCATGGCAGATGAAGGTACTGGTTGGCGACTGGATTTACTGGAATGATACTGTTAACGGCCTGAGCTCGCGCATGTGCGCACCGGCAACGTTTGTTGCTGCGAAATATGCTGCCCAGTCACCGCATATCTCTGCACTCAACAAGGCGATCACCAACGTTGTGGCGACGCAACGCCAGCTCGCAAACCAGCCTTACAGCATCAGCGAAATCGGCGCTCTGAGCAACGCACGTCTGGACGTTATCACCAACCCATGCCCTGGCGGTAACTACTTCGGCCTTCGCTCAGGCAGAAACGCTGCATCATCTTCAACCCAGAACGATGATACCTACACCCGCATGACCAACTACCTGTCAGCGACGCTGGCGGCATCGTTTGGTTACGTTGTAGGTGAGCCGCAAACTACCGACCTGCGACGCTCGACGAAGTCCACGATTGAGTCATTCCTGCAATCACTGGTAGACGCCGGAATGATTGGCGACCCGAATGGTGGCCCGGCATTCAGCGTCAAACTCGATGCCAGTAACAACCCAAGCAACCGCGTCGCTCTAGGCTATATGGTTGCAGACGTACAGGTTAAATATCTGGCAACTACGCGCTTCTTCCTGATTAACCTGGAAGGTGGTGCAAGCGTAACAGTGTCCGTTTCAAGCAACGCCACCCTGTAAACAAGTCAAATATAAGCCCTCTGCGTGAGGGCTTTTTATTATGGAGAAATACCCATGCCTCTTAACGGCTACACAGTAGGTCGCGACGTCCAGGTTGACATCAACACTGCTTACGGGGTTGTTACGATTCCTGTTGTTATCTCTTTCGACGCAAAGCCGAAAGTAAACCAAATCGACGTCACAAAAATCACCGGCGAAACCGATACGCTCATGATCCCCAAAAACTGGGAGGGCACGATTGAAGCTGAGCGTCAGGATTCCACACTCGACTCATGGTGGGCTCAGTGGGAATCAGACTATTTTGCTGGCATCAACCGCGCTGCAGGCACCATCACAGAAACCATTACCGAATCCAATGGCGGAACATCTGTTTATCGCTATACCGGCGTCCAGTTTAACTTTACTGACCCGGGTAAAAAGCAGGGCGATCAGACTGTTCGTCAGACCTTCACATTCACTTCTAAACGCCGTTTACAGGTAGCCTGATAAATGCCAAACGTAACAGTAAAAGAAACCACACAGGTTAACGAAGTGGTTGCAGAGCAAGACTCGAACGTAATCACTGATGGTCGTGGTCGTCAGATCGTCATTCGTGAGCTTGACCCACTGGAAGAATCGCGCCTCATCTTTGCTATTGGTTCAGAGCGCTCACAAAACGTAGTGTACGTTCAGGCTTACGCCATTCCTGCAGCCTGCGCAGCAGAGATTGATGGGGAAGCATACTCCGTACCTCAGAATATCCAGCAACTTGAAGGCAGGATGAAAATTCTTGGCCGCGAGGGTATGAATGCTATCGCTGCGCATCTGTATAAGTCAGTTGCAGATGATGCCAGTGGCGTGGCTGCGGAGAAAGAAGCAACAAAAAACTAGCAAAGAACCCCGTTTTTCGAGAGTCGTGCTGGTTAATGAAAAACGGGGTTCCTTTCAACGTTGCATTCTCTGTTTCGGAGTTAATGCCTTATGAAAAACATGCTATGTCCATCGTGTTTTCTGAGTTTGAAGGCGGTGTTTTTGACTTCAACTCATGGAAATGGGAGAAGAAAGAATGAAAGAGCTTTCAAGCCTGATGGATGCGGCATTGACATTTGCAGCAGCCAAAATTGCCGTCCAGGAACATGCAGAAACGGCACTCGCTAAGGTTGCGGAGCAGATTAAGAAAACCGCTCAGGATGAGATCGGGTTTTATCAGCCAGCAGTAGGGCCATTTGCAGCATGGGATGACCTTGCAGACTCGACAGAACAAGAAAAATCCCGACTTGGGTATCCTCTGAATGCGCCACTGGAAAGAACCGGCCAGATGAGAGACAGCATCAAATCAGAGTCAGAAGGGCTTGAGGCCATTGTTGGCTCGGAAGAAGAGAAGCTTGCTTTCCATGAGTTCGGAACAGTGAAGATTCCGCCACGACCGGTACTTGGGCCTGCCGTTATTCATAATGAAGCAGCGATTAAGGGGATTATCGGTCGCGCAGCTGTGAATGCTATATGTGGTGGTGATGTTGTTCACGCATCTCTTGGGTATGAAAGGGATTTATAATTGCATTAATTTGCACGACCTTGGTGGTATAGTTGTATAAATATCATCCAGAGGTGATGGCAATGAAACTTTCGACTTATCTCACAGTGGTTCTCCTTCTGCCGACGACTGCGTTCTGTTCTATGGAAACGATTTATGCGGAACAGAATGGCACATGCACAAAAGATACCTGCATAAAAGGCGATCGCGTAAGTGTGTATTTCACTAAAGATGATTCTGGATATGCACAGTCATCGAGCGGGGATGCCATTGAACTTGAAAGGCTGAAAAAAGCCACGTTTAATGTCGCAGGACAGGACGATAAGTGCGATGAGTGCGCCATAGTGACTTCGCCAGGCGGAGAAAAATACTCGATACAGCGAATGTTTCTAAAAAGAACTGATTAACCCGCTTCGGCGGGTTTTTTATTGCCTGCCCGGAGTTATTTAATGGATATCGAAGCTTACAAAGTTGCGGTCAGGTTGAGCCTTACCGAAAACGTAACGGCTGGTCTTATTGGCCTGACGCGGCATTTCGCCACCGCTGAAAATAGCGCTGCAAAACTGCGAAATCAATTAACGTCAATTGGGAAAATGACTGCCGTAGGCGGCGGCCTGATGGCGATCGGGTTTGGCTTAACCAAGGGACTGGATGCTGCGTTAAAATCAGCAAAAGATGTTGCCATGGCGCAAGCTGATTTTAAAACGCTCAACCTTAATGCCATGGAAATGGCCGAGGTTAACGCCACGGCAATGGAACAGACCCACAAAACACTTGGGTCAACGATTGCCGGGAATATTCGCCTCATTCAGGATTTACATACCGCATTTGGCGATCTGCACCATGCTTTAGAGCTTGCTCCACAGTTCACTCGATATGAAACAGTAGTCAAAGCAGCTCTTGGTGAAAGGGCGGCCGACGGTGCTGTTAATGCTATGGCGCGAGCCCTTGAGCACCGTGGCGGGAAAGTAGTAAACGACCCCAAAGAGTTCCAGAAAGAACTGGCGATGGCTACTCAGGTGCAATTAGCCACCAAAAACCGTGTCAGCCCTAAAGATTATTTGCAGGCATCACAGACCGGTAAAATGGCATATGCGCTGCTATCACCAGAGTATCTATATGGTCAGTTTGCTGGCCTGATGTCTATGAATGGCGGCTTCCAGTCTGGTACCGCGTTAATGACAGCTTTTAGCTCGCTCATTGGCGGCCACATGGACAAGAAAGCCAAAGGATTCCTTGCTGACATTGGAATGTATGAGGAAGGTGTTAGCAAAAACCGCCTGAAGCTGATGCAGGACGCCATGAAAGGCATGTCGTCTGATGAACGCAAGATCTACATGCAAAGCATTGGCGGAGAGTCTTTGCTTGCTGGCGGATTGAAGTCTCAGTATGCGGCTATGTTTGCAAATCCTGATCAACTTGCTGCTGAAATGGCTAAGAATGTCAGGGCACGATTTGGTCAGGGAATGACTGACGAGCAGGTTGCTGAGCTTATTGCTAAAAACTTCAACAGGAACACCGGTAACTTTATTGGTCAACACATTCTGAACCGAGTGAAGTTCGCGAAAGATACCGCCATATTCCGTCATGCTCAGGATTATAACGCTGCTTACGACACGTACATGAATTCTCCTGATGGAGCTGCTTTGGCGCTATCCAGTTCGTGGACGAATCTCAAGGCGGTCATTGGTCTGCAGCTTATCCCGGTCGTTACCAAGCTGACTTTGGGGCTTGCGAAGCTCTTCGACAAAATGTCTGAGTTCGCAGAAAAACACCCGACGATGACAAAGATGGCAACCTATGCCGTGGCAGCTGCTGCAGGATTAACAACTATTGCAGGTGCTGTGATATTGCTTGGCGCTTCTATCATGGCGGCCAGACTGGTTGCTTCCCTTGGTGTTGTAAGTTCGCTGGCTACTGTACTTGGAGGACCGTTGGTTTGGGCGGCTGTTGCTGCCACTGGTGCAGCTTATTTGACCTACAAGAACTGGGATAAAATAAGCGAGTCAGTTAAACCAGAAGCAACAAAAATGAAATCTGAATTTTCAGAGATAATGGCTGTTATTGGAAAAAGAATAAAAGAAAGTGGAAGCTACTTCGTTGAAGGTTTTGATTCATTTGCAGCAAAGATGCAGCGTGGTTGGGATAGCTTATTTGACTATATAGTCGGGCTGTTAAACAAAATACCTGGTGTAAACATCCTTACATCCAGTGAAAGGAATGTTGGTAATAATGCACTGACGCTTCTGAATGACATAAACGCCATAACCAAAAAAGGCAATGATGGAGCTAAACCAGTAGCCCCAAATGCAGTTATCAAGCCTCAAAAGTCCGCCCCTCGAACATTCGCTGAGAGTTATGCTTCAGCGATGAAAAATACCTCATCAGGTGGAATGTCTTACGCGGATGGAATGAAGAGCACTGTTAAGGGTATGTCAGCGCCTGAAGTTTCTACCGGCAATGATCGCCCTGTTCAGGTCACATCAAATACCTATCTCGACGGCAAGAAAATCGCAGAAACGGTTACCACATACCAGACGAAACAAGCATCTAGAGCACCATCCAGTACTTCCGGAACGGATGCAACGATGAGCCTGATTCATGCAGGTATGGGCAGCCTCGTAACCAGATAAGGAGAGTACATGTCATTCTTCAGCAGCCTGTCGTCGCTCTCCTCGACAGTAAGCAGCGTGGCGTCAGGATTTAACCTGTCAGCCACGCGGCTGATTCTTGGCGATTTCGAGTTCCTTGATTTCGAATTACCAGAACGCATTACTATCCCCGGGCGTCAAAAGACCGTAACTCATCAGATGATTGGCGGGCGACGCCTCGTCGATGTGCTAGGCATTGAGTACGACCCGATCACCTGGTCTGGGATATTCACTGGAGACACAACATCATCCCGCGTCAAAGTTCTTGAGCAGATGCGTGATACGGGTGAAACAGTAACGCTTACACTTGCTGATTATTCGTTTGATGTTGTCATTACCGAATTTAATCCAGTATACGAGTTCGAATTTCGCAGGCCGTACAGTATCACTCTTGCGGTGGTTCAGAACAACGCCAGCCCGCTACAGACCGATGCGCTAACAGGGGCTCTTAATTCGCTCATAAACAGCGATATCGGCAACGCACTTAACCTTTCCAGCGTAATAGACGTTGATAGCGTTACATCTGCTGTCAACACCGTACAGAGTGCCGTAAGAACCGTCAAAGACTTCGCCACGGCAACCGTAACTCAGGTTCAGGCTGTGGTTAGGCCGGTTATTGCTGCCCAACAAATAGTCCAGGCGTCTATTTCATCGGTCGAGAATTCACTTAGTGAAATCACAACCCTTGGCGGGATTATCCCGGGTAACCCTGTGTCAAAAACTGTCAGCAATATTCTTACTCAGGCAGATGGAATGACCAAGCTACCGGCTTTGTACAGTCTCAGTTCAGTGCTGGAAAGGGTTAACAAAAACGTCAGAACAGGGCAGACGGCTAACGGCGTGAAAAGCATAACGCTTTCTGGTGGTAACCTTTACCAGATCGCCTCAGACGAATACGGTGATGCTACCTACTGGGATAGCCTGGCAAAAGTCAATGGTCTTACTGACCCACAACTAAACGGCATTAATACCATCACCATTCCTACAACACCATCATCAACGGCTAACTGAATATGGACGTAAATAACCCAATATTGCAGCCGGGTTCTCGTCACATATCCGGCCGCTGCTATCTGAATGGAACAGTGGTGGAGTTCAAGTCTTTTGAGGTTGTCAGTAACGGGTTTCGTGGGGCAAGCACATTTGACCTTGAGCTGGCTGTTTCAGCACTTCCTGCATCAATGCAGCTAGCATGGTGGGGCACGCAAACAACGGTAACGGTTGAGCTATGGGCTGATATTCGCACAACTTCCGGAGTCGACTCCAAAATGCTTATCAAGGGTAATGTCGATACCTGGGATTTTGACCCTGCAAGATTTACGATCACCATTAATGGCCGCGACTACACCGCTCTATTTATTGATGCGAAAACGGCAGGAGAGACGTTCAAAAACTACACATCCAGCCAGATTGCATCGATGCTTGCGGAGCGTCAGGGGCTTAAATCAGAGGTAACGGCAACCACTCAGAGGTTTGGTGAGTTTTACCAGATAGACTCTGCTCATCTTACAGGTGAGCAGACTGAATGGGATTTGCTCACTACTCTTGCCGCCCTCGAAGGGTATTCTGTATGGGTTGAGGGTGACACTCTCTATTTCCATCCGGAAGCTGACCAGGCAAAAGCTGATAACTATGTAATTCGCTATGTGCCACCAGGCACTGCAACAGCTTACCCGCAGGCGAATGTGTCTGAAGATTTGCGTTTCTCTCGCACTCTGACAATTTCCAAAGGCGTAACAGTCGAAGTGATGAGCTGGAGTGCCAAGCGGAAAAATAAGCAATTCACCGCTTACTATCCTAAGGCGGCCAGAAACACCAGTCCCGGGTCATCGACGCCAAAGACTCAGGTTTATCGCATTATTCGCAACGGGCTTTCTCCAGAGCAGGCGCAGGCGCTAGCTGAGAAGATTTACAGGGATATAGTCCTGCACGAACTTAAGTTCACCTGTTCAACATTCGGCGATAACGTCCTGACACCTCGTACCCTGGTGAGAATAGAAGGGACGCAGTCTCTGTTTGACCAGTTGTTCTGGTGTGACTCTGTTACGCGGAGAATTGACTGGGATACGGGATATACAATGACCATCTCAGGGAAAAATCACTCACCAGCACTGGAGATCACCACAGAATGAACCATCTGATGAATATGATGGCGATGCGTGCTCAACAGTCTATGGGTTCCTTCGCTGGCACAAGGCAGGGTTTAATAAGCGCTTATGACCCAAAGGAATACGCCATCAAGGTATCGCTCCAGCCAACCGGAGAGGAAACCGGGTGGATTCCACTTGGAACCCCGTGGGCTGGTAATGGATTTGGCTTTGCTGCAGGACCAATGATTGGTGCAGAGGTTGAGGTCGATTTTGACTCAGGAACAATCGGGGTAGGAATGGCAGGGAGCCAGTTTTATAACAACGAAGACCGCTGCCCTGGTCCGCCATCAGGTGAGCTATGGATAGTTCACCAGTCTGGCTCGCTACTCAAGTTCCTGAACAGTGGAGCTATCGTCATACAAGATAAGGCAGGCTCGGTATTTTCTTTAAACGGAAACGGGACGTCGACACATACAGCATCAAACGGCATGACCATCAACGCCAACATGCAGAATAATGGTAGCTTCCAGTCTTCTGGTTCAGTAACAGATCAGAATGGCGCTCATGGCTCACTTGGTGATCTTCGCATCAAGTACAACGGGCACAAACATAATGGTGTACAGACCGGAAGCGGTACAACAAACACCACGGACAGTCCAACCAGCTAAGGCCAAATCATGTTCGACATTTTCCACTATGTGGGCACGGATTTATCCGCATCGCCCAGCGGAGACCTTCTGTCTGTTACCGGCACAGAGCGAAGGAAGCAAAGGATTTTACGTCGGCTGATTACCAATCCAGGGGAGCTTGTTTTTCATCCTGAGTATGGGGCAGGTCTGGGAAAGAAAATCGGTGAGCACGTTAACGTTTCGGAATGGAAAGCTCTGATTCTTGGACAGATGAAATTAGAAGATTGTGTGGCAAGAACGCCTGGGCCCGTAGTGACGTTAAAAACGATAGATAACGGCGTAAACGTAGATGTCAGGTACAACGACTCAGTCTCGGGAACTGCTGAATTCCTTAATTTCGATATTACGAGGTAATCCGTGGCGCTAAATATTAAGTCGTTCTCAGACATTGTATCGCAGCAGGTTACAGCCATCCAGGCTAAAAGCACTCAACTACTTGATTTTGCAATAGGCAGCATCTTGCGAGCTATTGTTGAGTCCAACAGTGGAGTAATCCTCTGGCTGCAGCAGCTAATTGTTAATCTGCTTGTCATTACAAGGGCTTCAACATGTTCTGGAGCAGACCTTGACACCTGGTTTGCAGATTTCGGGTTCTTCCGTGAACCGGCAGTGTCTGCTACAGGGAATGTGACATTTTCACGATTTACCGCGACAAATGCTGCACTTATTCCAGCCGGATCGCAAGTTCAGACAACCGATGGTACGCAATCATTCTTGGTTGTTGCTGACACATCCAACCCCGCATATGACTCAACACAGTCTGGATATGTTGTTCCTGCGTCTACAGCATCGGTAACAGTCCCTGTCTCAGCTATTGTTGCAGGCTCATCTGGTAATGCCTCGGCAAATACAGTCACGGTAATCGTTGGAGTGATTCCCGGAATTGATACCGTCACTAATGCCAACTCATTTGCAAACGGAGCCGACGCAGAGTCAGATGACGCAGCCAGAGCGAGATTTCAGTTGTGGGTTGCATCTTTATCAAAGGCTACTAAGTCAGCGATTGAATATGCGATATCAAGTATTCAGCAAGGTGTTACCTATCAGGTAGTAGAAAACCAGGATTATGCAGGAAATACTAAATATGGATATTTCTATGCTGTTGTTGACGATGGCTCAGGAAGCCCAACAAGTAATTTTATGAACACTGTTTATACAGCGATAGATGCAGTTAGGGGTTTTACGATCACATTCGGAGTGTTTGCTCCAGTTGTTGTCACGGCTAACGTTTCAGCGACAATTACTACATCATCATCTGCAGTTCATAACGATATTATTGCTCTCGTTAACACGGCAATAGCAAATTACATAGCATCACTTCCACTTGGCCAGTCTCTCCCTGTAACAAAGATTGCATCCCTTGCTTATGGGGTAAGTCCTTATGTTACAAACGTAACCAATATTACTATTAATGGGGCTACTGCTGATTTAACCGCAACCGTGAAGCAGGTTATTCGTTCTGGTACCATCGTTATAAGTTAAGAGGATCATATGGCAACAGGTGACCAGGATGATTTCGTCAGAAGACTGAAATCAGTATTGCCCGTCCAGTGGTTTAACGACTCAACCCCAATACTTGATGCCGTTTTAAATGGACTCGCTTCAGCACTTTCATGGGCATATCAACTTTACGCTTATGCGGTACTGCAGACGAGGATACTTACCGCTACAGATGGCTGGCTTGATATCATTGCAAATGATTTCTTCGGTGAAAGGATAAAGCGCCAGGCTGGGCAAACAGATGAAGATTTCCTTAACATCATAAGGATTAATCTTTTTAGAGAAAGGGGAACAAGACAGGCAATAATTAAGGTTCTTGAGGATTTAACAGGGCATACTCCGAAGATAATCGAACCAGCAAGACCTCAGGATTGCGGTGGCTACAATATGCCATGCATTGGATATGGCGTAGCAGGAGCGTATGGCTCACTTTCAATGCCATATCAGGCATTTGTTATAGCTTACAGGCCAACTGGAGCAGGAATACCGTATGTTGGAGGGTATACTTCAACAGTTTCAGGATATAGAACGCCTTCGCGGGGTAAATACGCCTCTTACTCAGAGCTAACCAGCGTCACTGACGCACAAATTTACGCTGCGGTCGCCTCTGTGAAGATGGAAGGTACCGCAGTGTGGGTTCGCATCGAATAATTTACCGTTAACTTAATTCATAAACAGGCTGCCAGCGGGCGGCCTTTTTTGTATGGGAAAAATATGAATCGTCAGATTGTTTATCCTGGAGCAATTCCACTCGAAACAGATCTCCTTAATACCAACAAATATTCAATGCTTGGACTGGCAAAGCTTGCATCTTCTTTAATGGGCGGGAATACATACGTTCACGGTCTTGCATGCACACCATCAAGCCCGGCATCTATGGTAGTAAACGTATCGGCGGGACAGATTTACAGCCTGCAAAACATTGATGGAACTGCGTATTCCTCTCTTCCAGCGGATACAACTCACAGCATTCTAAAGCAGGGGTATGTGCTCGATGCTCAGCAATTCACGCTGACAGCGCCATCAACTTCTGGTTACAGCATTAACTATCTGATTCAGGTTACATATTCTGATGTTGATGGCGGATCTACCGTTCTCCCTTATTATAATGCCAGCAACCCATCGGTGGCATGGAGTGGCCCAAATAACAGTGGCTCAGCACAATTCACCGTCCGGCAGGGAATGTGCATCGTATCTCTCAAGGCAGGTGTCGCAGCTACTACAGGAACGCAAATAACCCCGTCTCCAGATACTGGATGTACTGGGTTGTATGTTATTACGGTGGCTCAGGGCGCTACCTCGGTCACCGCTGGCAATATCGCTGTATATGCAAACGCTCCTTTTCTTCCGCAGGGTGGGATCGTTGATGGCATCCAGAAGAACTCATTACGATATGCCGTAGATACCGGTACATCAAATGCATATGTTGTTAACATTAATCCAGGTATTTTGTCGCTTTCTGATGGCATGGAAGTTAACTTCAAGGCTGCAAATGCAAACACGACATCAAGTACGTTAAATGTTTGTTCATTGGGTGCATATCCAGTATTAAATAAGTTTGGGCAAACATTAATAAGCGGTGAAATAGCATCAGGAAGCCATGTAACAGTTAAATGGTCAGCGTCAGCATCATCATGGCTTATCCTGAATAGCACAAATGCAATCTCAACAGTTCCAACAGCCGCACCAGGAACAAGTACCACACAGGAAGCGTCAACTGCATTTGTTCTCAATTCGGTTAACACTTTAAGCCTATCAAGAAGTAATCCGTTCGGGGACATCAAAGCCGACGGCACTGTTAATACAGCTAAAATTAACTTAGGAATCCAGGCCTTCAATAGTTCTGGTTCGACAACTACCGTTTCTGCGCCGACCTCAGGAGTGTTCTTCTATGTTACCGATTCAGGTAACTGGGGAGTTATTGATTCGGTCGGAAACCCACTCCCATTACCTATTGCGGGTGGTGGTACTGGCGCAAATACACTATTGGGTGCAAGGGTGGAGTTAGGGATTGCGTCTTTTGGCGGCGACGGGACGCTCACCACCATGTCCTCACCTGATGGAAAAGTTTATTTATACATTGATGACGCCGGACACTGGGGCGTTCAGGACTCCGCAGGAAACCCCTTACCTTTAGCTATTGCCAATGGAGGAACGGGGGCAAATACACTGCTGGGTGCAAGGGTGCAGCTTGGGGTTTCATCATTTGGCAGTGACAACGATAGAGCTACGATGTCGTCACCAGGGGCAAACGCATTCGTTTTTATTGATAAAAATGGAGACTGGGGGGCATTAAACCAGGCTGGAGAAACCATAGCGCTGCCATTATCGCGGGGCGGTCTGGGGGCCACAGACGCTGCTGGTGCAAGAACGAAACTGGGCCTTAAGACGGCTGCGACTCGTGATGTGGGGGTTGGTAGCGGTCAAATACCTGATATGGGTTCATTCCAGTTTTCAGCAGTAGCAAAAGGGTATGAAAAGCTGCCGTCGGGTCAAATTCGCCAATGGGGAACGATTAGCATCCCAGCCGCAAATGCGAGCACAGATTTCGCTTTAGATACTTTCGCTATCCCATTCCCTAACGGCGTTCTTAATTGTCGAGCGAATGGCATCTCTACAACAACTAACACACCTTGCTTTGCAACAGCGGAAGCTATCTCAACGACACAAATCAGGCTTAAGGCAATTGCAGTGGATTTGACCAGCAAAACAATTACACAAGGAATGGCAGTCACAGTAGCCTGGGAAGCCATCGGAGCATAAAAATGTCAGACTATATCTTCAGTGCAAAAAACAATGCTTTTTATCCGGTAGATATGAAGGAAGATTATGTGGCAGCAGGCTCATGGCCGGATGATGGCGTAGATGTGAGTAAAGAGATTTTCCTGGAATTTGCTGGAATATCACCGGCAGGCAAAGAGAGAGGTGTTGGTGAGGACGGCTTGCCTGAATGGATTGATATTCCACCAACGCCAAATTCAGCATTAAGAAAGATCGCCCTTGCTACGTTAAGTAGTGTATATCAGGACGATATTGAAAAACTTAACAGAGCATGGCTTGCTGCCGCGGTTAACGATGGCGTCAATGAGACCGCAAAAAAAGATGTTGTTCTGACTCAGATTAATGCACGAAAAACACAATATGCAAGTGACAGGGCAGAAATTATTGCCCAATACCCTGATTGACGGAGAATAAAATGTCAGATAAAGACAACGCACAAGCAAGTGAAGCTCAGGCATTTACTGAGTCTGCAGAAGTAAGATTCTGTCCTATATGCGGCACTCAAATGCATCAGGGTGAGCGATATGGATTCCTCTGCTGGATTTGCCCGGAATGCGACTTTGATGAGCCAGCATAAAAATAGTTGACTGGTTAAAGCACGGCCCGTAACTGGCCGTGCTTATCACGATCTGCAATTTGGTTTTTCAAAAGCAATCAGTATTGTGTTCTTATCAGAGTAAATTCTATACCTCTGATTCGACTCAATCTCTCGCATGGAGCAAGATTTATTTAAATCGCTTTCCCCTGTTATGTCGTTCTTTATATCATACATCCTGATAAGATTGGTTCCCCACCAACCTCCCGTGTAATATAGAGGTACAAGCGATTCAAGAGACGGAAGGCGTTTAATGGCGTTTAGTCTTTGTATTGATGACCCTTGCGTTCCGAATATGCGGACTTGCTTCATCCCCTCTGGATCGTCTCTCGATATAATTTGTGCTAACTCACTAGACAAGATCTCGTCATACGCCTTCTGATATTTAAGTGCGTTTCCATATGCAAATGAGTAATAGTTTGCAAACAGAAATAGTGGAGCCAAAAGTATCGCCATAAACGTTTTATTCTTAATGTTAAGCAGCGTCATCAAAATAACGTACATTATGACTCCACAGAAAGATACTAACACTCTATGAACAAAGATAGGATTCTTTAACAAGCTTAGGTGAATAAAAGAGAGTAAATATACGGTTGCCGGGGAAGTTATTATAGCCATGGAAACGATAAATCGGGATGCAGACCATGTGGTCTTTCTTGAGTAAACAGAATAAATAGAAAACAAAACAGCAAGAAGCGCAATAACATATACAACGAATGGCATTTCGCCAATCGTTCTCATTAACTGATAATTCATTCCTCTTGATGTATCAATTGCTGACTGAAGGCCTTCTAAATTCAGACCAATCATTTGAGAGTGCGTTTCGTTGTAATCCCCCTGTATGAAATGCTTAGCAATGAAGCTGTACAATAAATATCCAGCGAACAATGATGCCACCCTTAAGCACAAATCCTTCAGAAGGCCACAATCTGTAGAGGTGTATCTGCTGTATGCTATAGTGAGCTCAATCAGTGCCAGGGAACAAAAAAAGCCAATCGAAGCTTGGTAAAGGCTTAGCGATGCCGCAACGCACAGGACTCCTGCCACGATTTTTAAGTATAAATTTCTTATTCCGCAAAAAGGAAGCAGCAAGACCGCTACCGACAAAATCATTGGGAGGACATCAAACTTATAAGAAAGGTTTTCCAGCAGGAATGGGTTTGCTATAACAAAGAAGAAAAGCAAAGCGGCCTTGAAAGGACCAATAAAGTTAATAGCTGTTTTATAGTACGCCAACGAGCAAACAACATATGCCCCACAAGCTATCAGCAAGGGTAGTGGAGAAATATCAACGATCTCTCCAGACGTCATGTTTACAAGTGCCATCACCGCATCTGCAAGCGGCCTTCCATTAAGACCCCAGTTCTTGTATCCATACTGCGATCTCAATATATCATCTATATAAAGACGGTCAGCAAGTATGATCGGTAATATGTACAGCAAAATCATAATCGACAGAGAGATTAGGAATATCTTCTCATCTTTCTTGAACATTTTTTATTCCTGCGCTATCAGCTTTTATTTTTCAAAACATAACGAGGTCTGTTTTTGACTTCAGTGTATATCCTGCCTACATACTCCCCAAGCACTCCAATCCCAATCAACTGAATGCCTCCAAGGAACAGAACAGAAACAAGCAATGACGGATAGCCACGAACAGGGTTACCAAAGGCAAGCGTGTTGATAATCATCCATGCGCCATACAGGAAAGCCATTCCTGCTACTGCGAGACCAATGTAAGTCCACATGCGAAGAGGGAAGGTGGAGAAGCTTGTTATACCTTCCAGAGCCAGGTTCCATAGCTTCCAGCCATTGAATTTTGTATTGCCGGCAACGCGTTCTGCGCGAGCATACTCAACGACATCAGTCCTTCCGCCTACCCAGCTCAATACACCCTTCATAAAGAGGTTACGTTCTGGCATGAGCTTGATATTTTCCACAACTTCGCGAGACATCAGGCGGAAATCTCCAACGTTCTCTTCAATCTGCGGATTACTGATTTTGTTGTGCAGCTTATAGAACCATTCAGCCGTCTTGCGCTTAAGCCTGCCATCAGTAGAACGGTCTGTGCGCTTAGCCAGAACCATATCAGCACCGTCCTGCCATTTATTGATAAGATGAGGTATTACCTCGATAGGGTCCTGCAGGTCTACGTCAATCGGGATAATCGCGTCACCGGTTGCATGGTCAAGACCGGCGAATAACGCAGGCTCTTTGCCGAAATTGCGCGTGAAGGATAGCGGCTTGACGAGATGGTCTGATATCGCAATTGAGTTTATGATCGCTTCCGTTGCGTCCTTGCTTCCGTCATTGATGAATACTATTTCCACTTCGTAAGGCTGAAGGTCTTCAAACTCTCTGACGGTTTTGTAAAAAATTGGTATCGCGTCCTCTTCATTGAAGACGGGAACAACCAGAGAAATCTTCATTTTTCTTCCCTAAAGACAATGTGTTTCGAATAAAAGAACCCGCAAATCAGGCTTATTAACGAGAATTCAACAAGGGTAATGACAGGTGCGATCTGATAATAGTCAGACAGTTTTCCCACAAGAACACTCATTATCCCCATGAAGGTGACAAAGAGGAAATACCCCTTTACTTTCGGCTTTGATTTGAAAGTAAACGCGGCATTTGCGAAGAAAGAGAATGTCACAGCAGTAGCGAAAGCCAGAAAGTTCGCTGCAGCCTGATTAACAGAGAACATGTAGACGCCAACAGCAAAGACAAACCAGTGAATGGCGGTGTTGAACACGCCTACTGTCAAATATTTTGAGAATAACTTAAGCATATGAGTAGTTTGGTTGTTTTAGAATTTAGCGGAGTTTACCACCTAAGACCAATCTGATCAGCACTTGATCAATCCATAAAGCTGAAATACTGTATATGCATACAGTAAACAGGAGGTGGTTATGGGATTTCCTAGCCCTGCAGCAGACTACGTTGAAGAGCGCATATCACTCGACAAGAGGCTTATCGCGCATCCTTCAGCCACGTACATGATGATAGCCGGCACTACATACCTGCGTGCTGGGATTATGAAAGGGGCCATGCTCATCGTCGATTCATCGCTGACACCGAAAGACGGTTCTCTGCTCGTCTGCGCTGTTGATGGTGAGTTCAGGATCATGCGCTACAGGACTCATCCGCATCCTTACCTGGAAAACCCTGAAAATGGGAGGATGGAGCCGTTACCATCGAAGGATGAGGCATCGGATACATCGCGGCCGGTATTTGGGGTGATCACGTACAGCATCAACGATGCTCGCTCTGGCGAGTTCGACGACTGCCCGGTGATGTGA